CCTCTGAGCGCTCATATAAAGATCCGATGAGTTGGTCTAACTCTGCCCTCTTGACATCATGATGATGACTTTGATTACCGTCATCGAGATCTTGCTCTAGCTCTTTGATAAGCAGTAGATTCTCTTGCGCATCATTAATCCGCCCTTTAATGTAAGCATCCTTGCTTGGGTCTCTTTGATACATTACTTTGAGAATTCCGTAGCTACAAGTCAATGCTGCTCTTACTGTCGACTTAGCTCGGTTTTTGAGTTGTGCGTTTTCTAAGGCTCTATTCGTTACTGCCTCTAACGTTCTACAAAAGAGCTTGAGGTCAGCACCCGAATTTAATGGTGCTGTAGAGATCTCTGGGTTTCTTGCGTACACATTTGGCAGAACGGCAGAAATAGTACCGTGTATTAGATTTGCTCTAAGGCTGTAGAAGTCTTTGCTGGTTGGATCTGCATTCCAGTTAAATCCTGCTACTGTATTGCGGTTATGCCTTACGCGCTTATGAAAGGCTGACCAGTGAGCGCGCGCATGAGCGATGCGAGCGGTCCATTTTTGTTGAAGAGCTTTGGGGTCTTGGGGCACTCCTCATTTATAAAATGCAGTCAAGCGTCTCGAGGATATTTTTTGAATAAATTCTTCTCCAGTGTTAGTTACTTATTGGATTGATTCATCTTGGTAGCAAATGCCTCCCCTGATATGTAACCGGGTTTCATTGCTATATAAATGTGTAATACAACTAACTATTTACCCACACCCCTGAATGCTGATCATAATTTAGAGACTGTCTAAATCCAGCGGCATTCCAAACAAGGTCAAACAGCGGCCTTAATGCCATCCCTTCATCTATAGCCATATCCTCAATGACGATATCGGGCAATAGGATTTGATCCCTATCAAATATGCCAGTTCCTTCATCCAGAAGGTAGTTATTTGAAACTCCTAATTGCACATTTTTTACATTAAGTAATGAATATAAAATAATCATGGGGCCGGAAATATCCAGCTCTGTCAGAACTTTTTTTATTCCCTTTAGGAATTCGATAATTTCACGCTCATAAGACGTCGAAGGTAAAACAAGCTCACCTGTATCACTCCTTGGTGGGAATACTCTAACCGATTCAATCATTCCATTTCGAAATAATTGCGTATACGCACCACTACCCTGAGGATTGATAACCCTATGTGCTACAACACCATCGATATTGATTTTTGAACTTAATCCAAGATTTTGTGACATTACTGGAATTCGAGACCAATCCAAGGCCCTAAAAACATCAACGCTTGCATTTGAATATAGACAGGAATATGGCAACACATGAAGAACTTGCACTATCCCCTCAACCAACCTTATTGGAGATTCGCCAATAAGTACTTTTCCAACTCTATCCGCTCTAAAGTCTGTAATCTTTTTCTTAAGGTTATCGCCATTGATAAAAGCGGCCTTAATTTCAGGCATCTCTAGTTGACGCTTTCTAGCGCCTTCACGGATATAAAAGTGGTTATTAATTTTTACTCGATGAGGCTTCGACCAACTTTCAAGGACATTAATAACCAAGACATAGCCACCTGTTTTAATTGGTACGGCCCTCATCATATAGCCACCTAGTTTTGGCTCAAGATTATTTAAGATGAAATCTTGGATACGCCTACATTCCTGATCGGGGTTGATGTCCAATGGAACTATCCCAGCAGCACAGCCATCGCCTAACTCACTTATGCCATAAAAAATGAACCCCCCGCTATGGTTCGCCATTGCCGATAAATCAGCAAGAAACTCATTCTTCCCCGAAGAATCCCATGTTGGCAATGTTTGCTTAAACTCAGTAACTGAATTTTCACTTATTTTGCTATTAATCAAATCGCGTAAATGATCTTCTGAAATTTCTTCGAATTTTACGGAAAACATATGTGCCTAGTTATTTGATTGTCTGTTGTAATCACTATATCTGCTCATACCCAATAAGTTAAGTCCAATCGTGACTTTAAGTAATGCTTAAAAGGCTTGATGTCCAGTCTATGGATTCAAACTCTACCCCGATATGAAATCGCACACTCATTTGTCATCTTTTAGACCATTGATTTATTTAGTCTTTTGAAAAGGCATGACTTCTTTTAATCCGTTGGTCGAGAGCGCGACTCTCGCCTGACCCAGCCAATATAACCATCGTCACTTTGACATTTCCGGACCCTAGAAATCCTGTTAGCCCCTCGATCCATGGATTGAATCAATTTCAGGCGTTCGCCTGGCCCTCATCACCCCATATCTAGTTGCATCCCAAGCATGGTCCTCGGCGTCCGTATCTACATCTTCAGGGTTTAATGAGTCTGGTGGTAATTGGGGGATAGTTCTTAACCAATGCTTACAGGTTGAGAAGATCTTGAGTCTGTCTTCAGCTAACAGCCGAATGATTTCTTGAGCACCATTCACTCTGCTTCTGGGGGCGTTATAGGCCTCAGTCCATTTCACGCCTTTATCCCTGAAGATTTGACCTATGGATCGCTCTGCTCCAATCTTTGAAAAGATGGATGGGTCAGCTAGGTTCATGCGGTATTCGTATCCAAGTCGCTGGTCGTGGATCTCGATCTTCTTAATTTTCTCTGCAACTACTGTTGCATCCTCTCTGGTGCCCGTGTTTTCTTTATCGCCGTATCCATAGAGCTCTCTCCATAGGTAATAGACTCCATCATTAGACAAGGCAAACCAATAGACGGCATATGGTCTGGCATAACCCCAATCCATTGAGCGCCAGACCTTCCATGTCGGTGGTATTGCGAAGGGTTCTACAACGTGTTTAGAGCGCTGCCATACGCCTTCCAAGAAACTTCCCACGTGGATGTCCCAATCACCTTCTAACCACGCTCTGCGCCTATTTGGATCGCTTAGCGACTCTAGACTCATGAGGTAGTTGGGGTCATTTCTGAGGAGGTGCGTGTTCTCGTAAATGGTGGAATGAATTCTCACTCTGGGCAGGGCGCCTTCTTGTCTAATGATTTGCCCAGCCGGAATTGCACCAATCTGGAATCTTTCCTTTACTGATGCGTGTCCCACTCCAAATGGATTGCATGTTGCCCTCACCATTCTTGGCATCCCAGGATGGGATGATCGGCAAGTGGAATGCATTGCCTCGTAGAACGAGAGGTTGCGCCAATTGGTCAGTTCTTCGAATCCAAGCCATGGATATTCATGGCCGTGGTAATTCCAGTAGTCGTCTTCATTCGCTCCATAACGAAAGTACAGCATCTCTCCTGTTGGCCACTTCCACACATAGTCTGATTCATTGAACTTGGCTCCAGGGAAGATTTGATAGAACCAGCGCTTGCTCTTAGCTACTACGTCAGCTAGCTGCGGATAAGTTAGACGAAAGAGTGTTCCGCGCCAATGATCACCAAAGCCTCTACCTACATGCTGTGCATAGCTCATTAACAAGGTATCGGTCTTACCCCCTCCTCTGGTGCCCTCAAGCAATACTTCATATACAGGACATGTCAGAAACAAAGTCTGACTGCCGGGCAATGGTGCCCAGATGGTTTTCATTGATTTTTTTAATTCGCTAGTGCTTTGCTTGGGCGGCCTGCTCCCAATCATCCATACTCATGGCGCTTGGCACTACCAAGACGCCACTTTGTAGTGGCGCTCCATCCTTACCCGTATGCTCGATTGCAGATAGGCGCGGGTGAACATAGGGGGCAGCGTGTCTTGCGATGGTGGCAGCCATATTCAGAAGCTTGATTCGACTCTCGGTGATCATGATGTCATGATCATGACCAACACCTTCATGAGCATGATCATCATGCTTATTGTAGTTTTCTGCCTCCTTGTAGAGCTCCATCATGGTTCTCATCATGACTTCTAAAGGTGTGATGCCCTGCGCGGCGGCTACCTCTGCGATTTCACGAGTTCTCTTGGTGAGGCTGCCCTCTTTACGCCCTGCTCCTGGCCTAGCTCCTCCTTTATTTGCTGGCTTTGCCTTTGGCTTTGATTTCTTTTGATTGTTTTCAATCATGATGATGCATCTGGCTTTCTAGCCATCTTCAAAAGGTGGGGTTGCAATGCCACTGAATCTCCAATTGGGTCCTCAAACTCGATAATGATCCTTTGAAATAAATCATGGCGACTTTGGGCACCCCGATGCTTTACAACCGTGCCTATTCGGCCGCTTGGGGTCTTAACAATTGATCCGATTGGGAAATCCTCCATATCGGGTCGATCAATGATTCCGGCTATACATGGGTTAGCTTGCATGGGAAGCCTCCGTTATAGCTGGGATCTCTTTTCTCTTGCGCAGTTCAGAAAAGATTCTGGTTTTGAAAGAGTCATAACTCTCCGAGCCTTGAGCTCGCATTCCGAGTTCTCGTCCTTTAAGGTCAATTCCCTCATTCGATTTCCACCAGGTCTCTTCAGAAGAATCTAGGGCTTGTGCTTTCCTACGCACCCCTTTCAGAATGGACAAAACAAATCCAGCATTGATCGGGGTAGAACTTGATGCCCTCCTTCGCATTTCCTTTGCCTGGGCAATAGCCACCTTAACATCATCAACGGTTAGGCCTTGTTGAATCAACTGGGTAATACGCTCATCGTCCACTCCAATATTCAAACCCTCCTTTTCAAAAAGAGTTTGAATTTGTTTTTTCCTTTCACCATCGCCTTGTAAAACTTTTTCGATTTCACCCCCATTGTTTTGTTTGTCTGGTGTATGGAGATTGGTGACT